CCGGTACTTTAGCCAACAACGCCTTAACGGGTGTGTGGGCAGCGAGTACTGCACCGGGGCCTCAGTTTTTTACAACTTTGACCTCGCTGTACTAGTTCGTGTTTCTTCTCATATAACACTATTGTGTTATTAATTTATCTAACTTATAGGTTAAACAAATGACAAAGAAGATACCTAGTCCCTATCAGTGGGACGCCGTTTTCACGAAACAAAAACGTGATATGGTCATTACTGCTATCCGCAATGAAATCCAAAAACAGATAGTTAATGAACATAATACTAAGGATTATGATACTGATTGGACCAAAGTTTACTTTGATCCTAGTATCCCTCCTCATATTATGTGCAAACTACCTATTCCCTATAATTCCTTACCAAATTGCTCGAATCGTGCCGTGTTTCTGGTTCGCCAGTTACAGGCTCTCTATTCTAAAAGTTTAGATTTAGAGGTTCCGAACAATGATAAGGCTGAGAGTGCTTTGAAAACATTCTTAGAAGGGGAGCAAGCTTGTAGAGATACAAACGAAGCCTTACGGTCTTCTTATTACGATGATAATCATCGCGGCCATCTACTATATAGATTAAGCCGGAAAATATCTGAAGCCCTTGGGGACGTTCCGAGTCTCTCTGATCTAAAGCTTACTTATGGACCAGGCGGATCAACTAGCGTTAAACGAGCTCAATCTAATCCTAGGATTAAGATTAGCGCTGATTTAGATGTTTGTCCTAACATGATTCGAAACCACCAGATATTAGAAGAATTTCTTAACGAAATACCTCATATATCTGCCCATCATAGTTTAGTTATCTATGATGACGTGAGCGTTGTCACAATTAGACATGCTCCGTGTCGAATGAATGTCGTTGAAAAGAATGCTTTTACCGGTCGCACTGTTTGTACTGAACCTACCTATGCAGGTATGGTTCAGCGTGCTATTGGTAATTACATAAAATCTAAAATGCTTAACGCATTTAACGTAGATCTTCGATCTCAACAGCGCAATCAACATCTTGCCTTCAAAGGCAGTTGTGATGGCACTATTTCGACTATCGACACCAAAAATGCTAGTAATACATTTTCGTATATGCTAGCTTTAGAGGGTTTACCCCTCCCATGGTTTGAATTTCTAGACTCTTTTAGATCTGATCAGGTAATATTTCCTGACGGATCCGTTAAAGACTTAGAAATGTTCTCATCCATGGGAAATGGGTATACGTTCGAACTTGAAAGTTTATTCTTCTATGTTATTGCAATCCTCGCTTATGAGGATACTGTACATAGTATGGAAGATAATCTACTTTGTGACTATCCGTCAAAAGAACGTCTCAAACAAGTTCGTGATCTTCTTAAAGAGCGTGGCCTTACTCTGAGTAATATCTCAGTGTTTGGTGACGACCTCTGTGTGCCAACGTTGGCATACAATAAAACCGTTGAGTATTTAAAACTTTTTGGTTTTGAGGTTAATCTCGATAAGAGCTTTTCGAGTGGTCCCTTTCGCGAAAGTTGCGGACGAGACTACTTCCACGGCTATAGTGTTAGACCCTATTACTATAAAGGTAATATGAGTACTTCCACTCTATTCCAACTACACAATTTCTTCATTAGAAACGGG